TTTGCAACGGTAAGATAATACTTTTTACCGAAATAAACAATAGCAAAAGGGGCTATCCGACTTTTTGGACAGCCCCTTCTTCATTTTTAATTCTCAATTTATTTTTTGTGCTTTCATTGTCTTAGCTTTTCCATCTGTATGGATGCGGAAGATATAAATACCGGAAGAAAGAGAGCCGGTGTAAACGATCTTTCCAGGATTCTTTTGGCGAATGACCGTTTTACCGTCTAATGTGATGACTTCTAGCAAATCCACTTTTTCATTTCCGAATAGTTCTACCTGATCTGTAAACACAGTGGGAGAGATCGTTGTTTCCGAAAGGATGATCTTTTCATTTCCTACATTTACTTCTTTGTCGGCATCCGCTTTCTTGCTTTCGTCTTTTCCGTATAGAGTGGAAACCTGGTACAAGATACTACCTGTCGGTGCTTGCTTGTCTATATATTGGGTGATAAACTTATTGGGGACGTTGCCGATTTTGCTTCCATTACGATAAATGTTATAACCTGTTATTGTCGGAAATGCACTTGCCTGGCTGCTCCGGAGTGAAGAACCGACTTCGGATATCCGAGTGAGTATGGGTATTGCTGATGACTTACTTAACAATGTTGTGTCGTTGGATGCAGTTTTTATAGTTGGGATATCCTTTGTTTTTGAACTGACGGTGGCGGCAAGAAAGAAGTTGAAATCATAATTTTCATTTTCATTTTCAGAAGGTTCATACAGATATTCCCACGTTTCTCCATCGAATGAAATTAAATTACCTTTTCCATTGACTGCTGGTCCTTCGTCCATGACTGCTGGATAGGCGGTGGATAGTTTAGCTTCAGCGTGGAAAGCAATGATTAGTTCTTGGGAAGCATCAATGACAAATGATTCTTTAAGCGGGATTTCAATTAATTTATCAAAAGGTAAATTAGTCAACTTTTGTATATATTTTCGTTTTCCTTGTATGATGTTCAGCGTATAAGATGAACCTGAGGTTGGTATGAAGGAAACAGATTCAACAAGGTGCCCGTGTAGAGGTTTCAGATCTTCCTTATTCCATCTTTGTCCGAAATAGAAAGGTTGTTTGAAACCTAACGAAAGATAGGCTGTCCCATTTCCCCAGTAGATCATTTGCTGATAAATAGGTTCCTTCCATTTGACGAGGATATTCTTGCTATCAGTTGAGGTGGTTACATCGGTTGGGATCTTCAGTTCATAGACATAAATAGATGTGGTGGCTACAGCAGACTCTTTGTTGTCTGTATACGATGCGGAAACGCTGTAAGATTGGATACCGGTTTCAGGTTCTTTGTCAATATAAGATGTAGAAAAGGTACGTCCGATCAATATATTGTTTCGATAAACGTTATACTGTTCCGGTTTTTCGCTGGCAGAGACGGGTGCTTTCCATTTCAATAGAACCTCTCCGTTTTGGTAGACCGATGTCAGATCAGTTGGCATTGCTTTCGGAGCTGTCGCGTATCGGCCGGCCAGTTGTGTTTTGCCGGTATGATTGGGATCTAAATATATATCCATACGAGATGTATTGTCTTTGTTTGGATATTGATCCCAGTGATAATAAAGTTTACCATAAGTATTGGCTCCGTTCGGTTTTTCGCAAGAAGATGAACCGCCACTCAATGTACCGACAATCTGTTTGTTTTGATTGAACAATGGAGAACCTGAGGATCCTCCTTCCGTTACAGCATGCCCATTGGCTGTTTGTTCGAATACGACGTTCCAATGTGCGTTTGGTGCGCCTTTGATGTTGTCTATACCATACCAAGTAGAGGTCCTTGCCACCTTGTTGAAAGTCGATATCTTCATATAATCCCCTGACGGATGATGGATACCTACTCCTGATTGGGCGGCTGTGTTGCTCCGATCCCAACCGTTGTAGTAGGCATTGTAGTGTTCCGGGATAGTTTGGTTCAATAAAAGAAGCAGACCGTCTGAACCGCCATCTAATGGGATTCCGGCTATTTTCTTGCATCCGGTTATTGTTCTATAAGATGCGATACTGGAGTTATTTTCACATCCGGTATGTTCGAAATGTAAGGGGGGTAAAACGAAATGTGTAAAGACCTACTGATAGGGAAAATGACCATACAATAAGAATATCAATAAGTTAGACCGGTGAAGGGCAAGAAGAGTGTGCAAAACGAAAAGTGGCACAGGCTTTACACTGGGCTTACATCGGTGGCCTGTTTTGAACGGTTTTTAAACGGTTGCTTTACATTGGAGCTTACACCGGTTTAATATTGGGCCTGTACGGGCGCAAACGGGGTGCACAGGGGCGTTTTGTTTGCTCGGATGGACATTTGATTGTCAGAGTGGTAAAGAGGTTTTAAACGGCCTCTTTTCTTTTGCCTGATTTTGGCTGTGATGGTGGAAAATGTTTCTTTGATTATTCCAAATAATTATTATTTGGTATATTTGCGAGAAAGAAAATACCAAATCGTTATGACAAAAGTTATTCATGTGCATTTACTTTACGAGAAGAAGAATTATTATTTTGGCAGCCTTTCAGCCATCTTCGACGTACTGACGGAGGCAGAAGTCGGGATTACCAAAAGCAGCCTTTTGCATGCTGGATTGACGGATGGTGGCTGCAAGATTACCAAACGGGCGATGATTATCCAGTCGCACCTAATAAGAAGTTGTAAGTAGTTGTTTTATTAGTGTTTAAGTTGTATTCAAACGACTTTCTTTGTGATAGCGGGTTTCCTACCGGTTTGAACGGTCGGAAATACCGCTTTTTCTGTGTTGGTAATGCGCTTGGTAATGCGTTTAGTAATACATTATAGAGAAAACAAAAACGAAATGTGTTAATAGGTAATGCATTTGGTAATGCAAAACGCAGTATTTTAAGTGCCGAATAATAGGTATATAAGTCTATAATAATGACAAAATATGTCTTTTTAAAGCGTTTTCCCCCATATAAAAATATATGTATTTGTAAAATCAATAGTATAAAATATATCAAAATAAATTAGTAATCAATACTTTGACTAAAAAAGTCTATGCATACTACCTAATACAGCAAAAACTTTTCGAATCATACTAACAGGTATGTCTTGTTCTCTATATTCTGGGCTTTTGTTAGTTGGTATTAAGCGTACGAATCCCTCTTTGTCTGACATTCGAATACGTTTTACAGTACGATAGTCGTCTGTAATAATTCCATATATTTCTCCAGATGGCAAATATTCTATTGGCGAGGTCATTTCTTTCATAGCAATAAAATCACCGTTGTTTAATTCTGGTTCCATAGAATGTCCCGTAATATTACACCATATTACGCCTGGCTTATTATAGGGTTCAAAGTTAATGTAATAGTCAGGGTTTCTTGTTTGGTCATTAAAAACTATATCAAATCCGCCAATGAAATCTACATTATAATATGGAGCACCTTTGTATTTATAGTTAATCTCCGGCAAAATTTCTTCTTTCTCTTTTTGTGAGCAGGAGGTAATTCCTGTTAGAAGCCAATTGAAATCGATTCCTTCACATTTTGTGTATATGGCATCTATGTCAAAAGTAAGTCTGTTATACCAATTTGTAATAGTATTGGGAGCCACACCTAAAAAACGTGCTAAATCTGCATTGCCTCTTAATGAGTAATGCTCTTTGATTCGATCTAAAACAGCAGACTTATCGAGATTTTTTCCCATAATGTGAAATTTTTCTTGTTTTTATTTTGATTATTCCCATTTTGTGTGTAATATTGCAGTGTATTCAAAATATGAACACGCTTCAAAGATATGAAAAGGCGGCCATATAAACGAATATTAGAAGTAAAACTTAAAAATGGCAAAGGATATGAATGACGAGATTAAAGAATGGCAGACACAAAGCGTGAAGCACAAAGTCGCTTACGTGTTGATGATGGACGGTATCAGTTTCAGATACACTAAAGAGACCGGGATTGTGTTTTCCGCTCCCGATTTTTATGTAAAGAATCTTATCCGGCGCTTGATGAGCTGCTACGGCGTGAGTTTGAAACCGATTATAAACGAATATAAATAAGAAACGATGAAGGCAAAAGTGATTATCGCTCAGGCGACGGCAGAAACAGTCGGATTTCTTTACGAACTGGTTAAGAGGATGGCAGAGAAAACGGCTATCAAGGCTTATCCGAGTGTGGACTATCAAGCCGTGTTCTTCCCGGTAGATAAACACGACCTGTCTTTTGTGAAGCGGGTATTGGCAGATAGGGACTTTCCTTTTAAGGTGGAAAATGCTGAATAATAACATTAAAAATCAAGTATATGAAAGTAATTCGAAAGTCAGGTGACCGTAATAGTTGGCAAGAAATGGATATCGAGAGCCGTCAGGCCGTGTATTTAGCGGAACGATTGGTGGAGGATAAACGCGGCGTAGAAACCGGAGGTAAACGCTACAACAACTGTACGCTGGAGATACGCTATGGAAACAATATCTATAATACACAGATTGACATAGTGGATAACGACGGCTTGGTAATAGCCTTCTACTCCGATGGCTATTTCTACGACAGTACATGTAAGCAACAAGTGGAATTATTCTAAGGCAAATAGATTGTGGGTTAGGACAGCCCGGAAAGATGGGCGGGCGATTAGTTCAGGCAGGTAGAACAGGCGAAACTTATCCATAGAAGCCATTGTCCCCGGTTCGAATCCGGGATCGCTCACAAGTAAGTAACAACAATAACGGATTAAAACAGATATAGAAATGAAGAGACGAATCATAGTTGAGCATGGGGAGGTAAAGCGGATCGCTTTACTGATGAACTGCACCTACGAGATGGTGTCGCATTCGCTGGCTTACCGGAAGGATACCAAGCTGGCGAAGGCGATCCGGAAAATGGCTTTGACGCGTGGTGGTGTCGAAGTGGGTGACGAACCGGTAAATGATACAAGCCATGAGGAAGAATTCGTTAAAACCGTTTGAAGGTGAATTTGTCTGGTGGCACACCCTTACCGGAAAAGAAAAGCTGTATGTCGTTTACTTCCTGCTCAGTTTTACCTTGATGGCGGGATTGACGGACGGCAATTCGATTTGGGTGATGTTTTTGGCAGTATTGAACTTCGGCAATTCCGTGCGGCTGATAAAAAGAGTGCCGATAGACAAACTGGAAGATTTTTAGTAAGCAAAACAGCTGAGTGATGGAATATTTCGAAAACGAACTATGTGTAACCTATGAGGAGCTTACCTCTGGCGATGATCCTGTTATAAAGTATAGTACTTTAAACAGCAACATCACCAGAAAAAGAATCCGAACCGCCAAACGTGGCGGTGGCGAAGGTTCCTGCGCATTGATTATCTATTCCTCGCTCCCTGAAAAATACAAGGCCCGTTATGTGGCGAAATATGGTGATCCGGTAGAAGCATTAAAATTACAACGTATGAGAAACAGGGTGAAAATAGACGAAAAGGCAAGAGAGTTTTACGAGGCGTTCAAATACGACATGAACGGTGTTCAAACAGGGCTTAGCAAAAAACTGATAGCAGAATATACTTTGAACGCTTCGGTGTTGAATACCTTGGTGTGTGACTTGGAAGATAAGGCGACCAACCGGAAGATGTTAGGCAACAGCCTCAATACTTTGTGGGAATGTGTCGCCACCACCAGCGAGAACTTGCGCGAAATCTATGGTCATACCCTGCCGGAAAACCTTGCGCGACTGAGGGGGAAAATCCGATGTTACAAATTACAGGGATACCCTTCCCTTATCTCCGGCAAGGTAGGCAACGCCAGTACGTTGAAAATAACCGAGGAGGCAGGTCGTTTCCTGATCGCCTTGAAGCGCAGCCGGGTTCCGGTTTATACCGACTCACGGATATTCGAGGAGTATAACCGGGTGGCACCGGAAAAAGGCTGGAAAGAACTGAAGAGCAAACGCAGCCTGACGATGTGGTTTAACCGCCCGGAGATACAGCCGCTTTGGTGGGACGCCGTACATGGCGAGATGTCGGCGCACCAGCGTTTCGGCCGCAAGCACCGTACGGAACTGCCCTCACGCCGCGACACGCTTTGGTATGGCGACGGTACGAAACTGAACTTGTATTATCAGGACGAGAACGGGGATATGCGCACCACGATGGTGTACGAGGTGGTGGATGCCTACAGCGAGGTGCTGCTGGGCTATTACATTAGTGATCACGAGAACTTCGAGGCACAATATAACGCCTACCGCATGGCCGTCCAGGTTAGCGGGCACAAGCCTTACGAGATCGTGCACGACAACCAGGGCGGACATAAGCGGCTGGAGAAGGAAAAGGGAAAGAAAGAGCCGGGTTTCTTTGATCTGATCTGCCATGTGCACCGCCCGACAGCCCCCTATAGCGGGCAAAGTAAGACGATAGAGAGCATCTTTAACCGTTTCCAACAACAGGAATTGAATAAGGACTGGCGGTTTACCGGTATGAACATTACCGCCAAAAAGGGGAGCAGCCGTCCGAATTTGGAGTTTGTCGAGGCGAACAAGGACAAACTTTTCACTTTGGAGGAACTGAAAGCCCACTACGCTGAAGCACGCAAGGCCTGGAACGAGGCCAAACATCCGGCGACCGGGATTCCCCGCATTGAGATGTACGAAAAAAGTGTAAACGAGGAGACGGACGTGGTGACGGTCTATGACATGGTGGATATCTTTTGGATATGGACGAAAAAGCCTGCCACCTTCACTGATTCGGGCATAGAGATCACCATCGGCGACAAGAAACTGCCTTACGAGGTGTACGAGCGTCCCGGCGTGCCCGATCATAAATGGCGCATGAAAAATACCTATCGCCGGTTCTATGTCAAGTATGATCCGAACGACCTTCGCGGTATTCGCCTGTATTGGGAGGACAATGCCGGTGGCCGGCGGTTCGAACGGGTGGCCGAGCCTTATATGGTCATCCATCGTGCCTTGCAGGACCAGACGGAGGGCGAGGCCGCCTTTATACGTCGGGAACAGGAAGCGAACATTCAGGATCGTATCGACCGTCAGGTGATTGCCAAAGAAATAGAATATGCCTACAATGTAGCTCCGGAACAGCACGGTCTGAGTACACCGAAACTGAAAGGTGTAACCGCCGAGGTGCAACGTGAAATCGACCGCCGTACAGGGAAGTATAGCCGGAATCCGGAAGAATATCGTATCGGTCGTGCGACTAAGAAAGCCAGCCTCCTTACCTGGGATCAACTGAAGGAGAATAAGGTTGTTGACATGCGCAAGGTGGCAGGCAAACTGTAAAGCAAGAAATTATAATCTATAAAATATAAACGATATGAACGAACTAAGTACCAAAGAAAAGGACGTGATCCGCGAGGCACTCCGGACATACGTCGCCAAATATCCGAGCCAGAACAAGGCAGCTGGCAGCTTGAAGAACACCAGTGTCGGCACGATCAGCAGTATCATGAACGGCAAGTATGAGAATATCTCGGACGAGATGTTCCGTAATATCGCCTCACAGGTAGGCTGTCGGTCGAAAGATACCGGCTGGCAGATCGTGGAGACGTCCGCCTATCAGGAAATCCGTTATGCGCTGGATGATGCCCAGCGCTGGCGTAACGTGACGTGGGTGGTCGGCGAGGCCGGATGCGGAAAGACGACGACGGCACGCCTTTACACGGAAGAGCACAAGGAGGTTTTCTATATCCTTTGCTCCGAGGACATGAAGAAGGGCGATTTCGTGCGTGAGATCGCCCAAAAGGTCGGGATCAAGACGGACGGGCACAATATCCGTGAAATCTGGGGCCTGATCCTGGACGACGTGATACAGATGGATGCGCCGCTTTTGATCTTCGATGAGGCGGACAAGCTGACCGAGCCGGTGTTCCATTATTTCATTAGCATGTACAACAAACTGGAGGACAAAAGCGGAATCGTTTTTCTTTCCACCGACTACATCAAAAAGCGCATCAACCTCGGTTTGCGTCACCAGAAACCCGGATATAAGGAGTTTTTCAGCCGTATGGGGCGTAAATACTTCGAACTGGAGGAAACGACTGCCGGCGATGTTTACTCCATCTGCGTGGCCAACGGAGTACAGGATAAGAAGAAGATCGAGGAGGTGATCCGGGATGCCGAGCCGTGCGATTTCGACCTTCGCCGCGTGAAGAAAGCAATCCATCGGGCCAAACGGATGGGTGAGTAAAACAGCGTTTTAATAACATTCAAACACCGTTCAAAAGATATGAAACGAGCATTGAGCGTCCGGGATATACTGGACAAAAAATATAATACTTTCCCCTTCGAGGGAAAATGGAAGGAGGCGTTCGGAACACCGGAGCGTGTCGGCGTGTGGTTTATCTGGGGAAACAGCGGTAACGGTAAGACGTCGTTCGTCATGCAACTTTGCAAGGAGCTTTGCAAGTATGACCGGGTAGTTTACAATAGTCTGGAAGAGGGCGCGTGCCTGACGGTACAGAACAACCTGAAGATGCACGGCATGTCGGAAGTAAGCCGTCGGCTGGCATTCATACAGGAGGACATGGAAGCGTTAAAAGCCCGCTTACGTCGCCACAAGAGTTACAACATCGTGGTGGTTGACAGCTTCCAGTACACCCGCATGAGTTACCGTGACTACATCGCGCTGAAAGAAGCCTTCCCCGGCAAGCTGTTCATCTTCATCAGCCATGCCAAAGGCAAGAACCCGAAAGGCGATGCGGCCGAAAGCGTGATGTATGATGCCACGCTGAAAATATGGGTCGAGGGAGGAAAGGCTTTCAGCAAGGGACGGTTTATCGGTAAGACCGGCGAATATGTCGCCTACCCGAGGCTGGCCGAGGAGTATTGGAGTGACAATGGGACAAAAGCGGTGAGCCATGAATAAGAAAAAGATTTACCAGTTAGGCATGGAGCCGCAATACGCCGCCCATGTGATCCTGCTCTGGAACGAAGGCGAATACCCCTGCGATATCCGGGTACGGCGTGCCAAGACCGCCGGTCTGATAGTTGTCGAGGTCGAGGAACTGGAACTGGCTAATAAAATCGTGAACGTCACCCGTTGCAAGGTGGCGATAAAAGAAGTCGAACAATCTAAATAACCGGATCATGAATGAAGTGATAGAAGCAATCGTAAATGACGCGGTGGAAAGGGCAATGGCATTTTCACCTTGTGACCAATCATTCATTTACAGCGAAGTCTCAGATCGCCTGTCGGATTTATCGCATACGGCACTGATAACCGAGTACGGATTTAAAGAGGAGGACTTCGAATGAGTAGGAATTATGCACGTTTTTATACCCTCCTTAACCGTTTGCCTACAGAGGATAAGGACGAATTGAAAGCCTCGCTGGTCAGCCAATACACCGGAGGACGCACCGAATCGCTCCGGGAAATGACCTATAACGAGTACGATGCCATGTGCGAGGACATGCAGCGTATGGATGAGAATTACAAGGCGCGGGAAATCTACCGTGAGCAGCTGCGGCAGAAACGCTCCACGGTGCTGAAGTTGATGCAAAAGCAGGGTATTGACACGACCGACTGGAACCG